AACCTTTTGAAGCTCTCGATAAATATCCGTTATTTGAATAGACTCTCCTATGTCAAACTGATTGGCGTTATAAAAGTCTACCAATTGCCTGTTGGCTCGATTAATAACGGTATATCTGCTACTATTCGCGTCGAGACTTATAATATAGTTAATCCCAAAATTAACAATTTCAGTATCTAAGATATCAACCGTATCATTAATCATTTTATATTGTGATATCCAAGTTTTAAGGTTATTTTTTAATACAGTATTGGAGGGTGTCAGTTTTCCGCTGGTATCCTTGGAGACAACGTAAAGATTCAAATTCCTCTGTGATTCTTTAAAATCTTTCACTATCTGTGCTCTGTGGACAGCGCCAAATTTACCGGGCATGCCATATATAATAGCTTGATAATCCTGAACGGTTACTGCGCGGTTCTGGGCTGCGAAGTACGACATTGTGCGTTGCTTTATTTCTTCGGAAGATGGCATCGATATATTCCCGACGAAGGGGGCTTCGTTAGTAAGTTCCAGGGAACTCTGGACACTGTTGCGGGTTGCCAAACTTAAAGTTGCTTGTTGCGAAAACTTGAAAGATGGCGATTGAGGCACGGTAATAGTTCCGATGGCAGCATTGACATCACGACCAGTATTATATCGATAGTTTATTCGTAGTTTTGTATTTGCCGGGGCTACTCCAAACTTATCCGTACTGATAAGCTTTACTGGGTCAAAGTCTAAATCACTAATATAATTTTTGCCATTTAAATCTAACATCAATTCAGATGGATCTAATACAGAATTACTCAGTAACTCTGAGTCTGATCCGTAACCGAATTGCAAGAAGGATTCATTTCCGCGTTGTTCGAGTACAAACCGCCGCGGGACAGGTACCGCTTTCAACAAGTTAGGAACAGCGGTACTGTTAGCTCCACTGTTGCGAATTGCTTTATAAATAATGTTTTGTGATAGATTCTCAACTTGATAATATTGATGACCTTCTGTATCTGTTACACTTAGAACATCTGTGATATTAATTCTTGAAAGCGGTACTTTTAAAAATCGTTGGAATTCGCCGACGGTGATCTCTTCTGTGTTGGTGCGTCCGGACATGGCTCTACCTAAAGCCCGAATAATGTATGATTGTGGGGCTCCGGTGGTGGAGTTTGCGGCTGCTACGACAACTTGATTATTGATCGAAGCAAAGTTGACATCTTCCAGAAGTGTGTAAAGTCCGCCGGCTGAAGATGCGAAATCTGAACCGGCGCGCAAAGTTGGTGCGAAATCAAGGTCAGGACCGGCGCCGGCTGACGCCACTGGAACCTTAATATAAAAAGTTAGTGTACCAAACGAGGCTGGGCTTGCCGGGAGACGGAAGCCAAACTGACGGGAGAGGTTTACTACATTGTCATACTGAATTGCTGTATCGAGGAAGCCCTCGTTTGCCTGATAGTCAACGTAAAAAGAAAGGATGTCTCCGATATAGGAAACAGTATCCAGCATTAAAGAACCAAACGATGCCTCGCTAAAGTCTTGATAGGTGTTGGGATAATATCTTTTGGCGTACGTTTCGAGATCCCGGCGGATGGAATCGAAGTCGCGGCTGGTATAGTTTATGGCTTGTTGTTTCTTAGGCATTAATATAACTCCACCAATAATTAGTTCTCAAAATCAATTTGAAGCATAGTTGTCTTGCGCAGGGGCACAATTGTAAAATGTATTAACACCGAGATGGTGCTCGGAAAAAGGTCTGGGTTGTTTTCGGGTACTTTAAAATCGATCTTATTAATCTCGATATAGTCCATATATCTTTTTGTTTGGGCTAAAATTTTATCATTTATCTCACCGTATACTGCTGGGGAGTTCATCTCAAATAAATATGTTTTTAACCCTATCCCGAAATCTGGATTCATAACACGTTCGCCTGGTGCGGTCAGCAGCAACATCTTAAAATTTTGTCTGGCTAACTCAACATAATCTGTTATGAGTCCATACGGACCGAATTCGTCACTTTCCATGAGTGGTAATCTAACTGCTATTCCTGAGGCCATCTTATTGTTTTCCCTTTATTATAACTAGCATTCGCTAGGCGGAGTTTCCTCGCTGGCATCTATGATATCGTCACCCAGTTCATCAGGTAGCTCTTTCTTAAGTAGCATCAACAGCAAATATAATAACCCTAGAGGTGTTATAGGAAGCATAAATATTCCCGGGACAGTTCCTTTAAAGTCAACCCCCTGGTAACTGATACGTGGTGTTAACTGTACATCGTCCATACCGGGAGGTCTGGGTACGCTCTCAACAGCTTCGTCTAAACCCTTTTGGAGTCCACAAAGCAACAGTTTCATGGCGCCTTCGCCGGTGATACCCGGCGCAATCCCGGGGACGGTCGAGCCTTCGGGGGCATCCGGCGCCGGATTCGGTAGTGGACCCTTAAGAGGTGTTAACACCGGAGACTTTTCGATTACCTCTCCCATTGCATAGAACGCAGTACCTGTTATAGTTTTAATCAGTTTAGAAATTGCAATGTGTGGATCTACCAATTCAGCCAGACAACGGAGGATCTCGATAGGTGTTTCAATAAGCATTCTTAAAATAAAGTCTCTTGCCGAAAGGCTTAGATTATCAAACTGTGGAGTGTCAGGACCTGGAGGAGGCAATGCGCGTTCTCGTGGGGAAGGAGTATGATTATTTTGATTGGCTATAGTATCTTTAAATATGTCAATGCAACGGAGTTTCGGCGCTAGAAAGCGACCATCTGCTTGTGGAAACTGTGAGTCAGTTAAATAGAAATTGTATAGTATAGGAATAAAAGTTATTAATTCGGAATTGAAAGCTTTCTGGAAAAAGTCCTGATATGTCGGGTCGGCTGATATAGCTGTAAACTCAGTATCTGTTATAGAAGAAGAGGTGTAAGTTTCCAATTGTTGTGTGAAGAGAGTATCCCCTGTAGAAATTGTTCCTATGGTTGTTTCTGCATCCAGTTCCTTTAATACATACCTGTGGAGGGTGCCCTCCTGCGTGCCGATATGAAAGCGATTCTTCTCTTTTAGCACTCCTCCGCCGGCGATGGTGTCATAAAACAAGCCGAGGATCGGCGAAGTCAGGGTGTCCGAGCCGATGGTGGCGCTCGGAGGCGGTGGTGCGCCGAGATTGGCCATCGTAGTAGCAATCAGTGACTGTAAATGAGCTTGTTCTGCTGAGTCATTATCATATGCCGCTCGCAATGCCGCTGCAATGTTAGTCCACTGCTGATTGGGGGGGTTAATCACCCTCTCGCTGATCATCGATGCCAGGGACCCGAGTTGGTGGACCCCCGGGTTGCGAGCGGTATATGCTAGATCAGCAAAAACCATGGTATATGCTCCAAGCCCCAGAGTGCCAAGATGGGTAGAAGTGGGATCATCATCATTTGGGAACTGAGTCTCAATCCAATTTGAGAAATGAGCTGCCCTTATGTTCGGTACTGTAACATCATTAAATGTTTGGAGCAGCTGCTCAAAGTCGCTCAATGAGCCGGCGCCGCCTCCGAGGGCGTGGGAATGTACCGCTGCTGCGGGGGATTCGTACGGTAAGTAATACACAATACGATATTTAATACGAAGATTTTCAAAACGGAGAGGACCGGACGTATCAAGTTGTTGTTCGGTTAAGAGACGGTTTATCCAGGTGCCGGTGGACAGAGTCTGTTTAAACATATTAGTCTCCATCCCGGATGATGAGCCACTAGTATTTGTTAAAACCGGTGGAGTGTCAGCCAGTATGAGGGCGGCAACTTCCGGCTTTGAAAGCCCAACTGCCATGGCGGACATGGGTCGAACATTATCCCATACCGCAACTCTTTCTAGCGCGAGTTTGCCGTATCCCAAATTCATGGTGTCGTTTATGTGTTCAGATAATTCAGTTCTCAGTTCTTCTCGCTTGCTGGCGGCGGCGCCATTCCAGTAGGTCATCTCATCCATCCTATAACTTTCTTGCGCGGTTTCCGAATTAACATCAAGATATATACGATCTCGCAACTCGAAGCCGCCGAGCCAAGAAGGCTGCACCGTTAATATATCTTCAATGAATATTCTATCTGTAGATTTCGATGCTGAGCCCGGGGTTGTTTTTGCCAACGCATTCGCAACAGCAGTGCGTGACTGAGCGACACGAAGCATAACCATATAGTCGATAATATCCGGCATATTTTCAGATGTGAAAGAAATATCTGAGGCAAATACTATATCGCCGAGAGCATCTTTAAGCCCTCCCGTTCCAGTTTTAGCGGTGCGCGTGATCTTCTTGTTCATATATTTTAGAATTGTTTCTGAAACGAGAGGCTCTCTATCTAAAAGAGCAGTCATCTGATTTCGAATGGTTGAAGCCAGCAAACCTTGAACAGCTTCCGATTCCATAAAACTTTTTATATTAAACGCCGATAGTACAAAGATATTCTTAATTACGAATTGAGCAATGTGAATCTGGATTAACAACATAAAGACGCCATAACGTATAACATCTCTTATTTTTGCGCCCATGGGATTGATTTCGCCAGGGGTTGGCTCATCAAAACACAGCGCATCAAGCATTTCGTCTTGTAATATTGCCAGAATGCCGTCGGCATCTAGAAAATCGGCGACGTCTTCCGGTAAACAATTTGCATTATCGTGGAAAAAGTTAACTTTATCCAGTTTATCAGTTGTAAAAATTCCTTCTGTCTTAATATAATCAAACGTGTTTTCTACCAAGCCCGCGAATGCGGCAGGGAATAAAACACTCTCAGCTTCTCTGGTATATTGATTTCTTTTATTAACATTATGGGGACTGACGGTGCCTTGGGGCGTGTTGGTGAAATCAATTTGGCTTATTAAGGGGTCTGAGAATATGCTGACATATGGGTTAACATCCGACGTATTGGTATACCCGGAGCTAGGTAATGATGAACCCCCGATATCAAAATCAGCATCTACATAATTTGAGGAAATAAGGGTCGAGTTTAAGGTAATATCAACAAAGTTGGATGTTAGTCCAGTACTATAGGAAGGATAACTAATTGAAATCGTGTCAGCTTCCGCGGTGGTCATAGGACGCAAATAAGCATTACTTCCTGATTGTTGATAATACCGCTGCTGGGAGATCGTTAGAGCGCGCAGTTCGTCTCTTCCGGTCTGATCGATGGTACCAGCGCGGTCTGCGTCCCATAAAACAGCGTACGCACTTTGATTGTCTGCGTCCCATTGGTGGGGGCTCGGCGAACCAACTGGCTCTGTGTACTCACTATCGCCAGATTGGTAAAAATCCCAAACCTTTCCTTGCGGTGTGCCAGAGGACTGATTCGCACTTCCCAGCATGAATGTCAATTGCATGTTCTCGTAGCCATAGAGGGACGTGTTGGTTCCGTTAGAAGAGAATCGAGGACCCGCTGAGACTTTGTTAGCGTGTGCTGACGTGAAGACCGCGGTATTGGGGAGGTAATTATTCCATTTATGCGCGAATTTACGGGGGAACTGATAGGTGACAGCGGGTGATGAGCCGGATGCGTCTCCCGAAGCATTCAAGAGAACTTCTGACATGTCAGTAATACCGTTGGTGAACTCGGGGTCGTTCACCATCTCTACCAGGATTTTCATCACTGTATCAAATACCTCCACAACCGTATCAGCCTCGGTCCCCAGGATATCTGCCAAGTCTAAATTACAACTTTCAAGATCATCCAGTTGATCCGAGATGGTCTCAAATACTTCAGCAACCTTCTTTAATACTTTCTTCGCATCTCTATCCGCTTCAGTGATCAATTGTGC